AAGGAGGATGCAAATCCCCGTGGCCCGTGAACCATGTTCAAAACTTTTTGAATCACTTGCGCTTGTCCGTTGTTCATGGATCTTGATCGCTTGAGCGTTTTTAAGTGAAAATTCTAGCTTGTGCCTTAAAAAATAAAATAAAAAATAAAAATCTCTTAAATTATTAGAGGGTCAGTAAAATTTCTGTCAGTTATATTTCAAACTATTTCATTTTATTAACTGACCCTCTAATAATATCCGTAGGTTTTAAAGCTTTTAACCTACGGATAAATTGTCAGGGGGTCTGTTGTAAGGTTGATTAAATCGAACCATGTACTAGTACCGCGCGAGTTGTCCGCAACAGACCCCCAAACAATGAGCCGTGAACCAATGGCCACGGCTCATGAAATTTTTAACTTATTTTATGCTCACTAACTCCACCGATTATAAAATCTGGTTGAGTTTTTATAGTGATTTCTTTACCCACTAATTTAGCCGTTTTAAATAACTGATCATCTATATAAAAATGATAAGTTCTCGTGCCATTCTCGTATTTTTTGTGGGTCACACGAGTTCGAACGAATTCGTGTGAATTGCTTTTACTTGTGCCTATTAAGATTTCATTTGTGCCATCATTTTTGACGCCATAACACTTAGACCCCTTATAAATACAAGCCGTTATTTTATTCCATATTGGATATGATTTAGTCATTTTTATTGTCCTATATTATTTGTTAATATCCTATTGACTAGCATTTTTAAAAATGTTAATCAAGTGAATATTTTCAAATTATTGAAAATAAATTAAACAACTAACAAAGGACAATGAAACATGATTAAATATATAGCGGTAGAAAAAGACACCCCAGACATTCCACGAGCATGGGGCGAGGGTAAAACTGATTTAATTGCTAGATATCAATGTGAGATAGCTTTAAGGGAAAAATTAATCGGTAAACTTGAAACAGGTTGTCAAGAGCCTTTTGCAATGACACATTTATACATAATTAAACTAGAGCCAAATATAGAGCCAGAAAGCGAGAATAAAAAACATGGATAATAAAAAAATAAAACAAAGTGAATACTCAGAAGCTGAGCAACACTTACAAGCTACAAATTGGAAATATTATTTAAAAGCTTGTATTAAAAATGGGCTTGAAAGTCCAACGCCATATAAAGTAATTCCATATAAAAATGGAATAGGCATTAAAAAAACAGAAATACTTTAATACTCTCAATTAGTTAACTAACACGGCCCATGTTTCATGGGCCGTGTTTTTTTTATGTGCTGAGCCGTGACCCGTGGCGCGTGTATCTTTATTAATAATAGAGGTACCAACGCGACACCAAAAAATCAAAGTGGCGAAGCCCCCATACCCCCTTTTACGTGGATAGGGATCCTAATGTATGTATATATATGCTTGATTTACACAGCCGTAGGGGCTAAAAATACTTTTGGCACCATATGAAAGAAACTATTAAAATAGATGAAAATAAATTACCCTTAAAAGTCCAACGCGAGTATAAATTAAAAAAACTCTTGCGAAAGAGAGAGGACATCAAAGAGGGTGTTCAGAGTGATTTTTTAAACTTTGTAAAATATGTCTGGAGAGATTTCGTAGAGGGGTCCCACCACAGGCACATCGCAGATAAGTTTAACCAACTGGCCCGAGGTGAGATAAACAGATTGATCATCAACATGCCACCCAGACATACCAAATCAGAATTTGCATCGTGTTTACTACCTGCATGGATGGTGGGCCTTGATCCAAAATTAAAGATCATTCAAGCAACCCACACGGCAGAACTAGCAATACGTTTTGGTCGTAAAGCAAAAAACGTAATCGACTCAAAAGAATATCAAGAATTATTTAAAACAAAACTTCAAGAAGATTCTAAAGCTGCAGGACGTTGGGAAACAAAACAAGGCGGTGAGTATTTTGCAGCCGGTGTCGGTGGGGCAATAACAGGACGTGGCGCTGATCTACTAATCATCGACGATCCACATTCGGAACAAGACGCAATGTCCAAGGACCTTTTAGAAAAAGCCTACGAGTGGTATACATCTGGTGCTCGTCAACGTTTGCAACCTGGTGGTAAGATTGTTGTCGTCATGACGAGATGGAGCACAAAAGATCTGACAGCAAAATTAATTGCATCACAGACAGAGGCGAAAGCAGACCAGTGGCACGTGGTAGAATTTCCGGCGATCATGGACAACGGACCAGTGTGGCCCGAGTATTGGAGTAAACAAGAATTAGAAAAAGTAAAAGCAGTCTTGCCTAATGCGAAATGGAACGCGCAATGGATGCAGAATCCAACATCAGAAGAAGGAGCAATATTAAAACGTGAGTGGTGGAACAAGTGGGAAGAAAGCACTATGCCTTCGATCTATCACATTATCCAATCATACGATACAGCGTTTACTAAAAAAGAAACTGCCGATTATTCTGCTATTACCACCTGGGGTGTCTGGTATCCGAATGAGGATTCTGGTGCGCACCTGATGTTGCTCGATGCATTGAAAGGCAGATATGAGTTTCCAGAATTAAGACGGGTGGCATTAGAGCAATATAAATACTGGCAGCCTGAAACAGTTATTATTGAGTCCAAGGCCAGTGGATTGCCATTGACTCATGAGCTGAGAAAGATGGATATACCTGTAACCAACTTCTCACCTAATCGTGGTAACGATAAATTTACTCGTGTGAATGCTGTTGCACCTCTGTTTGAATCTGGTATGATATGGGCTCCTGACGAAGAGTTTGCTCACGAGGTCATAGAAGAGTGTGCTTCTTTTCCGTATGGAGATCATGACGATTTGGTCGACTCGACAACGCAGGCGATTCTAAGATTTAGACAAGGTGGACTGATAGATCACCCGGAGGATTATGTTGAGGAGATCAAAGAACAAAAGAAAAGGACTTACTACTGATGTCAGAGCTAACAGATAAATATTCAAAAAATTTTAGTGCCTCAAAAAAGAAAGAGTTTGAGAGACGTGTATTTGAGAATCTCGGCAACATGTCGGAGCTATCAGCGATACAGCTGGTATTAGCAGAAATGAGAGCTGAAGGAATGCAGGGTGGCGGTAGAGTTGACAAACCGCTCGGATCAGGAGGTGTAAAATCTGGACCACCGCCAAAGAGAGGTCCCAATCCTCAAGGGTTGAAAGTTCCGTTAAAACAGGTTAAGACATAGGATTGGAGAAATTTAAATGGCAGATATAGATAAGGCTCTTCCCAACGAGGTCAGAACAGAACTTGAGATACCAGGTGAGGAAGTCGTTGAAGAAAAAGAAGAGATTGTAGAAAAACAACCTGTCGAGGTGACACCAGAAGAAGATGGTGGTGCAACGATAGATTTTGAACCAGGTGCCATCAATATTCCAGGAACAGAAAATCACTTTGACAATCTAGCAGATATATTACCAGAAGATATTTTAGAGCCACTTGGCAATGAAATGGTGCAAAATTACATGGATTATAAAACATCCAGAAAAGATTGGGAGCAAGGATATATTCAGGGTCTTGATCTTTTAGGATTTAAATACGAGAATAGAACAGAACCATTTCAAGGAGCTTCAGGTGCAACACACCCAGTGTTAGCTGAAGCAGTAACACAGTTTCAAGCACAGGCTTACAAAGAATTACTTCCAGCAGAGGGACCAGTTAGAACACAGATTATAGGTGTAACAAGTCCACCAGTAGAACAGCAATCACAACGTGTAAAAGATTACATGAACTATCTGTTGATGGATCAGATGACAGAGTATGAACCAGAATTTGATTCGATGTTATTTCATCTACCACTTGCAGGATCAACTTTTAAAAAAGTTTATTACGATCAACTTTTAGGAAGAGCGGTTTCTAAATTTGTACCAGCAGAAGATTTGATCGTACCATACACTGCAAACTCTTTAGACGATGCAGAATCAATTATCCACACAATAAAAATTTCAGAAAACGATTTACGTAAACAACAGGTTAATGGTTTTTATTCTGATATAGAACTTGGCCCACCAGGACCAGATACAAATAACGAGTTAGAGAAAAAAGAACGACAGCTAGAAGGGACTAAAAAAACAGGTAGTCAAGAACCAATGTACACTCTTTTAGAATGTCATGTAAATTTAGATCTTGAGGGATTCGAAGAAGTAGATTCTGAGGGTCAACCAACAGGAATTAAGCTCCCTTATATTGTAACTGTTGAGGAGGCTAGTAGAAAAATATTAGCCATCAGAAGAAACTACAATCCTGATGATCTAAAGAAAAGTAAAATCCAATACTTTGTCCACTTTAAATTTCTTCCAGGACTTGGATTTTACGGCTTCGGTTTGATTCACATGATTGGCGGATTGAGCAGAACCGCAACGGCTGCGCTACGTCAATTGTTAGATGCAGGAACTCTATCCAATCTACCTGCAGGATTCAAACAAAGAGGAGTGAGAGTCAGAGACGAAGCATCACCAATACAACCTGGTGAGTTCAAAGATGTGGACGCACCAGGTGGTAACCTGAGAGAAGCGTTCTTTCCACTACCGTACAAAGAACCATCAGCAACATTATTACAGTTGATGGGTATTGTAGTAAACGCTGGTCAAAGATTCGCGGCTATTGCTGATATGCAGGTGGGCGATGGTAATCAGTCTGCTGCTGTTGGAACAACGATTGCATTATTGGAACGTGGATCACGGGTCATGTCTGCGATACATAAGAGATTATATGCAGGAATGAAAAAAGAATTTAAACTTTTATCAAAAGTAGTATCACAATATCTACCACCAGAATATCCATACGATGTGGTCGGTGGAGCACGGAACATTAAACAAGTAGACTTTGACGACAGGATAGATATCGTGCCAGTTGCAGATCCAAATATATTTTCTATGGCGCAGAGAATATCTATGGCACAAACAGAATTACAACTCGCACAATCAAATCCACAGATTCATAATTTATATTCTGCTTACAGAAAAATGTACGAGGCGATTGGTGTAAAAAATATTGATCAGATACTACCACCACCAGCACCAATGGCACCGATGGATCCAAGTATGGAACACATCAATGCTTTAGCTGGCAAACCTTTTCAGGCTTTCCCTGGTCAAGATCACAGGGCACACATAACAGCCCATTTAAATTTTATGTCGACCAATATGGTCAGAAATAATCCTGCGATTATGGCGGCAATACAAAAAAATATTTTAGAGCACATCAGTTTGATGGCGCAAGAGCAAGTACAATTAGAATTTAGAGAGCAGATAATGCAGTTACAAATGTTGCAACAACAAGCTGCAACCGATCCGAACGCTGCACAACAGCTACAACAAATCTCTCAGGCGATCGAAGCTAGAAAAGCAGTGCTTGTTGCCGAGATGACAGAGGATTTCATGAGAGAAGAGAAGAAAATCACATCACAATTCGACTCCGATCCACTATTAAAACTAAAATCACGTGAGGTTGACCTACGTGCAATGGAAAATGAGCGAAAAAGAGACAATGATGAGGCGCAAGTTGAACTTGCAAGAGCAAGATTAATGCAACAACGTGAAAATTTTGAAGATAAGTTAGAACAAAACGAAGATTTATCAAAATTAAGAGCTGGAGTTAGTCTTGCAAAGTCAGGAATACAACAAGCCCAGGTCATGATGGAGGATGATTAATGCCATTAAACAAAAAAGGTAAAAAAATTATGAAATCCATGAAGAAACAGTATGGAAAAAAGAAAGGTGAAACAGTTTTCTATGCATCTAAGAATAAAGGTGTTATAAAAGGTGTAGAGAAACGTAAAAAAGGAGCATAAAATGCAAAAACTAGATAAAATAAAGCCAGTACAAGTCGGCGAACAACAAGTTGAGATAGATCCTAGATCTAAAACAACTGCTGATAAGGCTTTTAATTATATTGGTACAGGAAAACCTGAGATGCCGGTTGGTGGTCAGAAAAGAATGTTACCAGAAAAAAGAAGAAACTCAAAAGCGTACTAATTCATGTGGTTATCGGCAATAAAATTAGCCGTCTCTGCAGGAAGTAAAATTTACGCTAACAAGCAGAAGACGAAAATGGCAATGTCAGAGGCACAACTCTTACATGCTGATCGTATGGCCCGAGGTGAGGAAGCTTACCAGGGAAAATTGTTAGAGGCCCGACAATCAGACTGGAAGGACGAAGCAGTTTTGATAATTCTCAGTTTGCCCGTGTTGGTGCTCGCATACGCTGTTATATCGGATGACCCAACTGCTATGGACAAAGTAAAATTGTTCTTCGAAATGTTCTCGCAGCTGCCGTCATGGTTCACAAACCTTTGG